CGCACCCCAATTGATACTGCCCAATGTGCAAAGAGCGATACGACCATCGCTGTCATCCAAACGTTTAAAGGATTTAGTAGGTAAAAGAATTTCACAGCATAAGTTACTCTGGTAAATTGTATGATACTCAGGATCAAACGGTCCTTGATTCATAACATTGTCAACAAACACTAAGTAGATACGTCCTGTATCTGTTCGTTCTTTAAGAATGCCTGACTTGAATACATCTTCGGCATTCATTGTCTTTGTACGCAGACCAGGAGTCTTTTCATACTTAACATACAGTTCTTCAAACAATTTCGTGTTTGAATAAAAGGCTTGATACAAGTCAGGCACTTCGTTAGGATCAAAGAAAGTTATATTTTCTTTGTTTTTAAATCGTCTCCAGAAGAAAGCACTAAGCACAACCCCATAATCCATATGACGGACTCGGGTTTCGTCGGTTCCTTGGTTGTTCTTAAGGACAATAAGGTCATCAAACTGATGATGCCAAATAGGATAGAATACAGTAGCACTAGCATTACGAATGCCTCCTTGACTGCAACTACGGAGGTCTCCAAACCATTTCTTCAAGAATGGAATCATACCCGTGTGCATAATTTCACCGCCCCTAATAGGACTGCCTAACGGACGTAGACGTCCTATTTCTAAACCAATGCCTGCACGTTTGCTGGCATACTTGGCCATCATTTCTCCAGAAGCAAATATGGAGTCAAGATCATCATCACTGCGTATGAGTACACAACTAGAGAACTGCTTTGTAGGAGTGCCAAGCCCAGCAAGTACAGGAGTAGCGAGAGTGAATAAACCATCAGAGGCTGCATTGTAATATTCCTTTATATAACGCATACGTGCCGCGTTAGGCTCTTCTTTGTGGAACACCGTTGCCGCGGCAACCATGTATCTAATCTGTGGAGTTTCATATGTTTCTTTAGTACTACGATTCTTTACAAGATATTTTTCGATGAGTTGTTCGATGGCGGCATTACTATATTGCTCATCCTTTTCATGGTCAAGCATGTCATTCATCTTGTTCCAGTCTTCTTCTGTGTACCAGTCAAGAAGTTCACTAGTGTATAGACCCGTTGCTACATTCTTTTTAACGATGTCATAAAGATGCGGCACTTCGTAACTGCCATAAACGTCTTTGCGTAGCATTGACAATCGTTGCTTGCCTGCTACGTATTGGTAATTCGTGTGTCCGATGTCTGGATTGGCTTCTACGTCAATAAGATTAACAATAGCACGAAGTGTAATCTCATCAATTTCTTGTGTAGTAATGCCATCATAGAAATGAGGTTGTGCTTTGATCTCTACCATGCTTTGACTCACGTCTGCAATGCCGGAACATATCTTAGTAATTTGAGCCTGCCATTTCTCAATCATTAACTCTTCTTTTTCTCCACTGCGTTTAATAACAGTGATGGCTCTGGCTGATGTTGTCATGTGTTGTTGTTTCCTTATTGATTTTTTTATTTTAATTTTAGTATTCTATTTAACTCTGCGCTGTAATAATTCTGTTATATTTTAATATGACTTAAATCGCTTTTGGTGATCTTATTCAGGACCTCAAAGTCGCATTCTTCAATTGGCATTACTTGGCCAAGTGTATAATTTAGCACCGTCTTCTTATCAATAACTACTACTAGATGTACATCTTTTTCACTAAAATTATTTACTAACCAAAGTTCTACATCGCAGGTTGGACTAGTTATCCATAGTGTATATGCTTGACCTAATGCGATTGCACTACGACAAACTTCACCTTTGTTAAGCACATCCCAAGGAGTAGGCCATGTTTCTGATTTATAAGGATCTATTGTTTTACGAACCCAAGGTGAGAATGTCCACCAAGTGTTTACAGCCTGTATAAGACTGTCTGTGCCCATGTCTACAGATTGTTCTCTAAATTCTCGCCATGCAAGGATTCGCTCTGTAGTGTTTTTGTACCAAATACTTAAATTGTTTTCCACTAGATGCTTATTTATAATACTGATCAAGACGCTGAGCCCACATATCACTATAATGATCAAACTCATTGCCTTCGATAACAAAACTTTGTAGTTTAGCATCGCGGTCGATGATATTAATTACTGCCTTCCTAATGTCAGTGCCATGCACCTCGTTGTGTGCCAAGGCATAAGCACAACATTGTAGAAAGTAATCTTCAATCCATTCTTTCTTTTTAGTTTTTTTAGTTGTTTTGTGATCGATAATTGCCGGAGTGCCTTTATGAACACCAATCATATCACTAGTACCTGCATACAGGCCTGGATAATAAAGTGCGGCTTCAATACCCCATACTTCATCAATTTCAATAAACGCTTCATTGATCATAGTGTCTGCCATAGCACGGGCCATAAGTTGAACTTGATTATTTCCTTGTGGACGTTCTTTGCCTAATACATAGTATTCTAAATGTGTGTGCATTAGAGTACCAAGGCCTGCACTCTCTGTACTAATGCGAGTTGCTTCGGCATCGCCTACACGTTTGCGCCATTCAATTAAGAATGTTTTATCTTTAGTCGAGTCAAGGACAGTTGTGACGCTGGGAACTTTACTACCATCAGGGCAAGCATAAAGACGTTTGCCAGATGATTCGTCACGGTTGAGTTTTTTGTATTCGTAAATTGGATTTAATAACATATAAACTATTATACACTAAAAGTGGTATAATGTCTATCTATATATTACCAGTAAACTTGCCAATCAAAAGTTGTACCAGTAGTAGGATTAGATCTTCTTTCAATACTATAACCTAAATCGGTAAAATATTTAATTATTGTTGCCATTTGTATTTCTTTGGCACGATCAGCAACTACGCCTTTCCATACATTTGCGTATGTTGCACTAGCAGTCATAGTAGTACCATTCAATGTTATATCATATGCGCCATCTACACTGGCTGTTAAAATAGCTTCTTCAATGTCGCGAACTTCATTGAAAATAGTTAAATCATTTTGAGCTTTGCTTCTGGCCTGCGCGGCAGTTAACATTATAGATGCTATCATTTTAATTGATCCATTGCTTGTTTTAATGCTGTGCTTTTCATTTTGTTAACATCTTTATCATAGTTACTGGTCATTGATTTAAGTTCATTGTTATTCAAAATAATTTCATCATATGTTGCTGTTGTAATAATATCTTTTAAATCTAGTCTATGCTTGTTTAAAATGTTAACCAACAATTCTGGCGACACGCTAGAATCGTTGATATCGTTAATTAATTGATTGGTCGGAATTGATGTGGCACCTTCAGCCTTTGCTCGTAAAAGCAAAGGCTTGATGATTCCTAGAACTTGTTCGTCGCTGTCGACGAATTCATATAAACGCATTATTTTAGTTCTCTGCCCGTTGGCAATTCTTCTTCACCACTGGCTGCATCGGCCATTCCGAACTGGTCGCCTTGTGGTTCCATTGCTGGAGCTGGCATGCCGCCGCTTAGATCATCACCCATACCGCCCATGTCTCCACCCATTGGGCTTTCGCCTTTTAGAACTGCAACTGCATTGCTTAGTGCGTCTTTGGCAGCTTTAACTGCATCCAACAATGTAGCAAATGATTGATCAGCAGCCTGACCAAACGCAGTACCTTGTTCTTGGCCAAATGTTGTTTTCATTTTTTCTTCTAAAGGCATTAGTTCGTCAGTTTGCATTTGGGCAACATCTTCAGCCATCTTTTGTAGATCATCGACCATGTTCTGAGCAACAAGGATAAGTTCAGCTTGGGCTAAATCTTCACCGCTTTGTTCGTTCATTCTACGAGTAGAACGCATTGGTCCAATCTCTTTAAGAATGTGACGTAGTGCTTCAATGATCATTGTGTTCTTTACATAAGTAGCATCGTTTTGAAAGCCGACTTTTGTGCTGGCAAATTGATGATTTTCTTGAACTAATTTACTGATCAAAGATTGTACTTTGACAGAATCGCCATGTGCGGCTAGTTTTAAGCCATAGTGGCTGTTTAAGAAGTTTTCTACTACACGCTGTTTGCGTTGTGCAGGGTTAAAAATTTCAGAGGTATTCATAATAGGTATCCTTTAGATTATTTATCAATATGTTTTAGATAATTTGTTTTTAGTTTCCTCTAATCTAGCCTTGGCATCAGTTAATCTGTCTGCAAAAAGCGGGATTAGTTCAGGGTTAACTGAGTTCATCTTTTGTCTATAAAACTTGATGTTTTCTAAACATCGAAAGTATTCTTGATCTAGTTCGTATATCATATCTTCTTTTGGAGCACTAGCATGTACACCTTTGTGTAAAGAAAATATTATATGTAAAGCACTTGAAAATAATGCAATTTTTTCAAAGACTGCTTCTTTAGTGTATAAGTCTACAATAGAGTAATCGTTTTTACTGCGAACATTTAAGCTATATCTGTCGTAAAATACTAGACAGCGTTCTTGTTCTTTCATGGTAACTAACATACCCAATATGTTAGAAGGTATAGCGTCGTCTAGCATTGCCGCCACTTTAGACGATAGTCTATCTGCACCTTTTTTATCTACTGAATAGTTTGTAGATAATTGCTTGTTTTTCTTCATCGTATATTCTATCTAATAATCCAAGACTAGTCATTTGTTCTGCTAGTTTTTGTTTTCGTTCATCTAAATCTTCTCTTGAAATTTGAGTAGATTCTTTAATTTGTTTAACGAGTTCTTGTTGCTCGTTGGTAATCATTGTTTTAATACCGGATGCTAGTTCAACTATTTTCATTTTGCAAACTTCTTCCATCCGCTGGCTACTGCACTTGTTGTACCGGTATCATCACGTTCTTTACTTTTGCCGCTTAACTTAATACTTTTAACGCCCATTATTCTGTCAGCGGCATCCATTAGAGCTACATCAGCATCACTGTAACCAACCATGCCCAAGTTTTCTGCCCATGCGCTTTCTTGTTCAAAATCATCTTCACCTTGTGCGGCTGCCGCTGCCAAAGCAATGCCATATCGCATTTGCATGTATGTATCTGTGTTTCGGACTTGCGGTTCAATTCTAGCATTGGGTATAGATTGATCTATACTTTGCTTAACTGAGCCAAAATCTTTGAGCTTACCGCCAGTATAGCCTTTATACGATTCAGAAATGATATCGTCTATTTTCATCTGTTCTGCAACCTTTGAAGCAAACTTTGAATTTGTTTTACATTAGGATCATTTTTCTTACTAGGATCATTTACTAATGCATTCAAGTCTTCTTCATCCCCGCCCATTTGTCCGTTTGGATTAGTGGCTTTATTGGCTGTGCTAGGCAATGACCCAACTGTGCCTTGAGGTGCAATTGGTTTAAATCCGCTAGGGTGTGCTCCTGCGGCGCCAGCATATTCTTGTGCAACACTGAATCTAGGATCATGTTTACTTAATATCGTTCTGCCAGCATCTACTTTGTCGTCACTGACTGCTGATATTAAATCTAATACTTCTGAGAATTTTAATGAATTAGCAATGCTGGCAATTTCGCCATCACTGATTTCTCCACTTGGATCTAGAAATCTAATAATGTCTTTTAAACTGCGATCGTCTGCCATATATGTTACCTTTTATTTGTTGCTTTATTCATTGTCTTTAATCGTTTACTTATGGGATTAAATGCTTTTGTTCTCTTTGACTTTCTAACGATTTTAGAATTGAAACGTTTTCTAATTCGCTTCATCATAAACCTCTTCTTCATATTTATTGCTTTACTGCAAGCACCGACACTGGCTACTGTACGACCTTTTTTCTTACCGCTGGTACAGCGAATCATACGTTTTAATTTCTTACCACGTTTAGCCCAAACACGTTTGGCCTCTGTTAAAGGCTCTTCTGTGTCTTCGACTATGACTTCAAATTCCATCATTTTAATATTGTTACAAGTTTATCTGCGTGTGCAGATGCCCAACTTACCACTATCATACCACCGCCAAATGTATACATCCATTTGTCTTTGAAACGTTCCATGGTCGAAATCTTTTTAGACATTTCGGCATGTTGAGCACAACTAGCTTGATACATCTGTTCTAATTTTTCTTCGATAGTCTCTCTAGTTTTATCTAGACAATCGTGCATTTCTTTTACGTCTACTTTTAAGTCGTCAATTTTCTCATTAAGATTCTCGACCTTTGTTTCGACTATTCCTAGTCTCTCTGTTGTGGTTGCCATTAAACACTAACTCCTTATAAATGTGTTATTCTTATCTCAAATGCCTAAGTTTGTGCCAATGGACTGGTGCCTAATTATGTAGTGTATTTATCTAAATTATAAGTTATCGTTGCGGATAAAATATATGTTAAGTTGGTCGGCAGCGCCGGTTTCGAAAACATTACTGTCAAATGTAGCTGTTTCGTCTAAGTCGTCGTATACTGGTAAGCCATCAATATCTCTAATTAAAGATGATACTGATATAGAACCCACTCGCTCACTGGCAAAGCGTAATACCCACATATTATGGTTACCTGTAAAATCTGTACCAAATTCATAGTCGGCAACATCTGCGGCAACTATTTTTTCTACGCTGGACATAATAGGTTGACTGCCTAAACTAACAGCTTGTAAAAGCGAATTTAAATTCTGGGCTTGTTCATATGAGTCACCTGCGTTAGGATCATATACGCCTGTATCTGTAATATCTACTAAAGTATAGCAACTAAAAAATTCAATGTTGCCTCCGATAACTTCGCCGGTTCTGTTTGTGCTCTGTGCCATGTTAATTCTCCTGTTGATGTATTTAACCTTTTATTTCAGTCAAAAGAAAACCGCAGTAAACTGCGGCTTCCCATCCCGAATAAGGATTAAACTGCGCTAGCAGAAACTGTAAAACCAGCACCAGCTTCAACAACTGAACCTGATACGTCTTTACTGTCGCTACCTACTGTGCCCATAGCACGTACTGTTGCTTGTAGTGCGGCTGCACCTGGAGCACCAGAACCGTCAGTGATAATGTGGATTACACCAGTGTTAGCGTTTGCGCTATCATAAGCAATAATGCCTGTTGGGAAAGCAAAGAAGATAGCTTCTAATGCTTGACCTGTACCGTCACTGCTACGTAGGTCAACTGCGGCTGCAGAACCATCTTTAACTGTAACTTTGTAGAATGCTAAACTAGCACCTGGGTTATAAATACCACCATCTGTTGTTCCTACTGAACCATTTACTCTTGTAGACATAATAATCTCCTAATTTTGTTTCATCGAAAGTTAATCTTTCTTAAGTTTATTTATCTTCTTTTAAAGATATTATACTATCTAATGCTTGTTTTTTGGTCCAGTTAAAGCATAGCCTAACTTGTATCCTGCTATCAAACCAGCCGCTGGGGCTAGTGTAGCTATCCATCCTTTTTTACCTGGCTCAGGTTTTTGACCATAACCTAAGTTAGTAAGATCTGCATCTATAGGCGCATTTAATTTATAGCCTTTAGTTTTGCCTAACTCTTCTATGAACACTGATAATTCACTGCGTTTAGCAAATCTATGATAGTATTGTAGCATACGTTGTACTACTAATTCTTTTTGCATGTCATTGATGCCGCCCCAGTCTTGCGCCAGTCTACGAATGCTTTTTAACTTGCTGTCCGTAATGTTTAATTGTTTTTCTAAACGTAATAGCAATACCGCGGCGTCTTCTTTTCTTAAACTTCCGTCTGCTAATAAGTCTAGATAACGTTTGACTGTGGGTGTATGTACTTTTAGTTTTGCTCTAAGTAATGCATCTGCTTCAGGATTTTGATGTATCTTTTTACTAAACACGCTGTCAGGATTTGCTAGTATGTTTAAGCTGGTATATAGGTCCGTGCCGCTGAGTCTGGGACGTAGAAAGTTTCTAAATCCAATAGTTTTATCTGCATAGTTCTTTGATATATGTGCTGTTTCATATTCATTTTGAAGTATGAATAATGATATCATATCTAAAAAAGCAAAGTCACTGACATTTCTTAGGTTAAGACTAGCCGTGTTTGAGCGGTATTGTCTGCTTTCTACAAGTAAGTCCCAACCAGATAAATGTTCAAATTCTTCCATTATTTGCTTCTTTAATTTGTTTAATTCCTCTACGGAATTTCCTTTCATCACCAGTTTTTAAGCTGTTGAATAAACGTTTTAATAAATCTTCGCTTTGCTCTTGATTGAAATTCTCTTGTATATATTCAACAAGGTACTTTGCACTGGCAATTACATGTACAGCTTTGCTTTCTACAAAACTTTCCCTGTCTCTTTGCGGTACAATATTGGTAATTTCTTCAAGTAAAGATCGTGTATGTTTACGCACTATTATAGTCCATCCTTGAAAGTATTTATCAGATAAATAACTTTAACAGTGGAGTAATTTATTATGATGTCAAGTACAAATTTTAGTATGGGAACAATCTTGAACAAGCTACGTTCAATTGAAGAAGCGGCGCCTGAAGTTCATCACGATCCGGAAATGGATGTCAGCGGTAAAGAGATTGATCACAGCAGTTTTACTCGCACTATGAGTCGTTTGGCAGCTATTAAAGATGCGGTTGGAGAAGAACATTACAACGATTTAAAAGCAGGTGTTCGTGCAATGTACATGAATAGACGTCCTAACTTAAATCAAATGAGTGCTTTAATGGATCTACTAGAAACTGTACTTGCTTATGTTGCAGAAGATAACGCATTATTCCAAAGACTAAAAGCAGACTTGAATAAAGACACAGAAGCTGCCGCACAGGCACAACAACAAACCACCGAACCCGATCCGGAAATTGGTGCTCCGACTTCAGTAGAGCCTGTGCAACCACAAGAGCCTTTACGTAGTTTAAAATAATTAACTCTTCTTAAGAAGATTGTTAAGTTTATTATTACTATCCATTGTTCTCATAGTAATAGATGGTTCTGTTTTAGGTTGAGGATTCTCTAAACTAAATCCCTCACGAGCCTTTGGTCGTTCCCATGTAGTTGATGCGCTAGGTGTACTAGTAGCTTCGGCTGTATGGGCCTGTCGACGAAGTTTATCATGTAACACATCTGCTGTAGTAGGTGCTTCTGGACTGTCTTCATCTAAGTCTGTAATACGCAAACTAGTTGTATTAAACTCTAACTCAATCTTTGTTCCCACTGCACTACTACTACGTGTCTTCATAAACTGTAATTGTACTCTGCCACGCTCACGCATTGTCATACTGTTAAAGATACCAATTACGTTATCAGCAGTTTGAATCTTACTTAAACCACCGCTGATGTGGCTGTGATCAAACTCTACACTTTCAACAGCACCTCGATTTAACTGACTGGCTGTGCAAAACAAATATCTATCTTGTACTGCCATTGCTCTAAGTTCTTCCGAAACATACTTGTCTTTAATAAATGTATTCTCAGCAGATATCTTTACAGACACCGGTGACATCAAATCTAAATAGTCTACTACAACAAAATCAATTTTTCTATTGTGCTGTATTTGGAATTCTTTCAACCAAGACTTTAAATCATTGACAGTAATACCTGCTGTAAGTTGTACAATCTGCAACTTGCCTGCTTTCTTACCTTTCATCTTAATTTGAAGATCAACATCATCAATGTTCTTATAAATCTCTTTAGTAGCTATACCCATAAGCATGGCATCCATACGCATACTACATAGCCCCTCACTAAGTTCTAGACTAAAGTAAACGCCATTAAGTCCTTGTTGACTCCAGTTCAGTGCTAAGTTCTGTAAGAACAAACTCTTACCTGCACCCGAGCCGCCTGCAAAGATGTTTAGTTCACCTCTGTTAAATCCACCATATAGCTTTTCATCGATAGTCTTCCAACCTGTACTTGTGCCGCCATTTTGATTCTTAAGCAACATTAGTCGACCCATAGGATCTGCATAGTAGTCTGTACCAAAGCTCTTTGGCAATCCAATGTTACTAGCGTCTTTGATCAGCTTTTCAACTTCACCATACCGTTGTTTGTCTAGCAAGTCAGCACTGGTTAGAATAGCTTTCTCTAATGCTTTGTGTCTAGCAAACTGTTCAAACTCTGTTAAGAACCATTCCTTGTGACTGGCGGCTTCACCGGGAATAACTCTAAGGTCTGTATCTGTTACTGCTTTAATTTGTTCTACTGTGGGACAATCGCTGTACTTGCCGGCATACTCTTTGATAAACTCTGCTGTGGCTTGTAAACTTCTAGTAAAGTAAGCACTTTCTAAAACGTTTTGACAACGACTTAATAATTCTTTATCGCTTACTAGAAATTCTAAAAATAACTTTTGTAGATCTGCACTATATTCTTTTACTTCATTACTCATTGACAATATCTCTTTCCCATTAATCTAATTTTTGTTGGACTATGCTCTGCGGCTTGTAGTATGCTGTGAATAGCAAACAAGCGTCCATATTTCATTACTGCGTCGCTGACGTCTTTACAGTTTTCCCATTCAGGAAAACTTACACTCCAGCCGTAATCTGCGGCACGTTCTACTAGTTCTCTGCCGGCTTTATCTGCATCTGGAATAACGATAGGTTCTATATTTAAGTCTTCTATCAGTTGTGCTTGATGGTCACTTAAATTATTACTGCCAATACTTAACCCACTGGTCAGCAAGGCATCAAACTCGCCTTCTGTGACAATAACAAACTGTCTATTGTCTCGTTGATTGTCTAGACCAAAGACATAGTCGGCTGGTGCTTTTTTGTAATACTTAGAAAATTTCTCTGGTATTTCTCCAACGTATCTACTTTGAAAGCCAACTATTCTGTTTTCATAGGTTAAAGGCAGTATAGCTCTGTTGTTTAGTCCTGCGTATGTTGTATCTGTTTCCAACCATACTGCTAGGTCGTATACTTGTCTATGCTGTAGGTATTCTATTTTCTCGAGAGTATCTAGAGGTCTTACTTCAAATTCGAGATCGTAGTCGGGCCAACTAGGAGTCCATGTCGGTTCTGGTTCACGTTGTACTAATGTTTCTACATCTGCTTGACTTAGTAGTTCTAAGTTTAGACGTTGCACTTCTGCTTCATCAAAGCCCAGTTGACGCATAAGTTTACGCATCTTAAAGCTCAGTGTTCTACCTGTAGTCCAACTTGTTTTGAATTGGCAGTTAAAGCAATGATAGCTAACTGCACCGTCCGGGTTAAACATCATGCCGCCGCGATGTTTTGTGTCTGGACGACTCTGACCATTGACAATACACATTGGACAGTTAAAGCTGATCCAGCCTTTGGGACTGGGTCTTCCGTGTATGCGAGATTGTAATAATGTTTGTAAGGCTGACATGCCTTACTATTTTAACTTCTGTAAAGTATTTTGTCAACTGTTCCGGTGTTATTGACATCGGGTGTGTACACCACTTTTATCCAACGGAAGCTGCCACGGAAGTTCCAACCCTGTGTGGTATGGCTTTCTGGAATGGTAACTGTTGTTGTGCCGCCCGCTGTAATATATAGGTAGTATGTGTTATCTAAAAATTTAACTGGACTATAGTTACCCATACTACCATATTCTAAACTGGAAAAGGCTGTTAATGTTCCTGTGAAATCAGTGGTAGTGATTTGAAGAGTGTGCAATGTACTGCTGTCGTTACGCTGTAAGTTTCCTGCCACTGGTTGACTAACCCATATTCCGCTATCCTCTGTAAATGTCAACAATGTGCTGTCAAAGTACTTTGGATATGCTCCATCTACAAGTTCAATTTCCATAGTGGCGGCTCTATTTAAATCAGAATACAAGCTACGAGCCATGCCGTCATCTTCGTATAGTTGAGCACTTAGTTGATATATACCTGGCTCTAAGTCTGTTAGATCATAGCCAAATATGCTAAACTCACAGTAACCACTTTGCGGTTCTGTGATCTGTGCTCTTCGCTGTAATACTAGTTCGCCTCTTCTGACTTGCATGACGTTGACCATGATAGTTTTACCTAGTAGGTTGATAGGTTTACGGTCTTGATTTTTGATATCAAAACCTAGTTTAGTATCTACACCTTTGTAGACTGTTTTTCGTATTGTGCTAAATGGCATATTTTTTGTCCTACTGTATCCGTCAGAGTAAATTAAAACGCTTCTCTGAGGGTAATCTAATAATGTGAATGTATCGCTCATAGTTATATTTATTTAAATTAATTGAATTGAAATAACTGCTAAATATTACCGATGGCAGACCATAAAGAAATATTAGAAAAATTCCCATTTTTGTGCATTTGTCGAGTGGGTGAGGAAGAAGTTATAGGTATAATTCAAAATTATACTCAAACTCTGGCCAGCATATACGTGTTAAATGTATTAAACTGCACCGAAGACAAAGCTGGTTTTCTAGAATGTGGCGAAGAGTGGTGGTGGCAGAGCAATCGTCAACTCCCCATAAATTTGTTTATAGGTCCTAAGTTTAAACAGTTTAGTTATAGCTTGAGAACATACAATGTCAAAGATTTTGAATTACTACATGGCGAAGAAGTTAGCTTACAAAATATTATCACCAAACGTATCAAACGACGACAGATACAATTGGTTCAGAAATTATGAATTTATATAAAGAAATTAACTTTCAATTTATCCCAGATTTAATCAAATGGGTTAAAACTGATATAGGGAAACGTGTTAAGATGGAAAATATCAAAGAAGATAGAAGATTAAGACACGATATCAACCCTGCATTACTACACGAAATTAATAAAGAATTAAACGCTAGAGGATTTCCATCAATATGGTACTGTCAAAGTTATATACGTCCCGGTGACCAAACACTAGTACAGCACGTAGACGGCGAAACATATCTAGTTCATGGAGCGTTAAATATCCCCGTTAGTGGAACAAAAAATACCAAACATACATGGCAAACTGGAGATTATACTTTAGTGCCGAATACGCTCCATTTCTCTGTGCAATGGAACAGCGATAATAGAACTACTACTGATTTAGAATTACTGACCCCTTGCTTAGTAAGAGTTGATGCTCCGCACTCAGTAACTGGGAATGGTATCGAACATAGATGGATAATAACTATTCGTTTCCAAGGGAATCCAGAGTTTGACGACTTATTTAATTTGGCTTAAATATAACTCATTTGATTAAGCTGTAATGCGATGGCTGCCGCATAACCAATAGCATGGCTCTTTTTAAAACTGTAAACATCTTCAGTTTTAGTCCATACTTCTTTTTCTATTTCATGCCAACTACGGCCTATTAAATGTTTTTTGCCAGGACGTATAACTGCCAGTACCATAGCAAGTTGTTCAATGCTCTGAGGTTTCATTCTAATAACTGTATCACTATGATTATGAATATGGAACAACTGTTGAATGACTTCTTTGTGTTCTAGCAATTCCCACATTGGTTCTTTATCTAGCAAATCATCGATCTGTTCGTTGCTGGTAAAATTACTGTAGATACCTACATTGAGTAAATCAATTTTAAACCAGGCAGCATCTTCTGCTTGTTTATAATCTAATGTACACAGTCCTGTAAATGGATTAGTAGGCACGTGATGAAAGTAAACACCTGTATTGTGTTTACGTTCTTTGTTGCCGTCTCGTTGCATAGCGGCTGTATGTTTAACTACTTTAAGAATTTGCTCTCTATCTGCAAAGTCTATATCAACGTCAAAGCTCAATGTAAACTCCTTGCCTCAAAAGGTTGTACTCTATCTTTTTTATCTATAATACTATCAACCATAGTACTATAATCTTTGTCGCTTAACACCGTTTTATATAAGCCCAGGGCCTGGCTGGCAAATACTGCGGCCACTGCCAAAGGGTCGTGTTCTTCGTTTAATAATTTTTCTATAACTAATAGGACTTCATTATAGATATGTTCTAAATTATGATCTTCTTTACTCATTGTTCATCCTGGCAGCTCTGTTTGCTTTATTGTCTGTGGCATACAGTTTTTGTTCCAATAGTGCAACTTTTCTAAGTAATCGTTGATAAGATTCAGCTGTGGGTACAACTACTCTATCTCCGTTCATTTCTATTTCAACCATGTCGTTGATTAGTCTAACTCTAGCTTCTTGTACTTGTTTACTTTTCAGTAATACTGGTACTGCTCGTTGCTTATATTGATTCATTTAATTTCCGCCTTGTTAAAAACTTCCTGCACCCAATCAGCATCACCCTGCTGACGTTTTACTCTGGCCTTCCATGATAAAGGCTCAATGTAATCTATCAATGTTTGAACCTGTCCGGGTTCAAACCTATCAATTAATCTGCTACCTTGATCTGTAGCAAAGGTACACCACGGACTGATCCGACCCATTCTAATATCTTGTACTGCGTCTACTGTGTTTACTCTAGCAAAGTATTCGCACCAACTATTACCAGTCTTTTCTGCCCAGGCTTTCATATTTAACAAACTTCGCTCAATTGCTCGCTCTACAGTTTCTTTTTTAGTTCTATCTTTAACATAAGTTTCATAGATAACTGCTTTACACCAGTCATCAATCTTAATTGCATTCTTTAAAACAAATCTAACAAATTCTTCTGGCTTGTCTAAGTTTAAGTCAATGATATGCTTAGATACTTTCATAAAGTCAAGATAGTATCTATCATTAATAAAGTCTTCATAAGGCTTGTCGTGCTTGACATTAGCAATAATCATTTTACGATATATTAACCAGCTTTGATAAGCAATGCGATTCTGCTTTTGATCTTTATCCATCATTCTACGCTTCTTGTCACATAAATGTGACATAAGTGTAGTTTCACGGACAAAATCTTTATTACAATATTTGCATTTATAAGTCATTGGCACTAGATATAACATCTTTGTCTTTAACATGGTATTGTTCTAACATATCCTTTGCGGATTTTTTATCTAAGTTGCTGACCCAAATATCTAGTTCTTGATCATCTAAGTGAGGATACTGCTCACGTAACCAAGACCTGAAAGCATTCTTCTTTTTTCTCTTCCCGCTGCCAGGTGCAATATATGGGTGCTTGAGACTTTTACCATGACCTACCATGCTCATTAACTTCCAAGTCATTTCAGGATCTTTGACTTCACTGAAGTTAACATTAACAATGTCATTGGTCATAATCAAGTAATGTTCAATGATAGCATTGTTGGCACTTTCTGCACTACTTAGATATCGCTGAACAAGCCAAGGACTAAAGCCTTTTTGCTCTTCTTCACTGAGATTCTCGTACAATGCTTTATTACGAGTATCCAATGCTGGAAGTACTCGCTTAAACATATCTAACATTGGTGCTTTTGTTGCCATACTGTATTATACACTAGTTAAAACATTTTGTCTATGGATAGCACTTCGGGTAGCTTAGTAGTTTCTTTGACAAAATAAGCACACAAAGGTTTATTGCCTATTTCAAGAGGTACTGCTAAAATATGTCCATGTTTAAGTTTAGGAGTATACCAACGAATGTCTTGGAACACATTGATAATTTCCAATGGTAGAAAATCCATTCTAAAACTACTAATAGGATTAAAGGCAAATGCACTAAAGCCACGATCATTGATATTCATAATAGGAACAATCTCTGGATCGCCGTGATCTTTTTCACCTATGACAATATACCAATCAAGAGGTACTTGAATAACATGATCACCAATCTTTAATACTGCCGCAGGTGCATGAAATGTTTCCATGAAGATCAGGGGAACAAAATGATAGTCAACATTCTTAGGATCGTTCCAATCAAGAACTCCATAACGAAGATCCTCGACTTCCTCGGGTAAAGAATTTAATTCAAAGGCTTCATTATTAGAAGTTAATATGTTCATAGGTATTTCACTTTCTCGATTTTATAAGGATAACCTGCTTCCTCATAATATTTCTTTCGTGTAGTAAGATGCTTCTTACTAAACTTTGCACTGGATGTCAAGTCCCAAATCTCTACATGGTCTTTATCTTGAGCTCGTCTAATGCCCCGTCCAATGCTTTGTATAACTCGGACAAAGCTCTTTCCGGGTTCCATAAGAACCAGATTAAAAATACGAGGGATATTAATACCCACAGCGGCCACACCGTAAGTCGCCACAATAACCTTGCCATCACTCTCTTTAATTTCATCATAGTGTTCTTTTCTATCACCTGTTTTCATTGCTCCGCTGACGAATACACTATCTGGGATCCTTTCACAGAGTAATTCACCTGCTTTAATTCTATCTACTAATACTAATGTGTTTCCACTCAAAGACAAGCCTCGAACAAACTCGGCAATGAAGTCTATGCGACGAACATTGGTAGTTAAAAATGTTAGTTCTTCTTGGTATGTCTGGTACTGTGCTGTCTCTTGTAATTGTATGACGTTAACTGTACAGTTAGCCAGTACGCCTTGATCCTGTAGGTCTTTGGCAGCGATTTTATTTACCACAGGACCCAATGTTGCTATCAATCCGACCTTTTCAAAGTCTTCTTTAGGAATAGTTCCTGTTAGTCCCCAACGAATAGGAACATTAGCAAATGGTCCACTGAGTAATGCCTTAAGTACATCTGCTTTGGCTTGGTGAACTTCGTCAACAATAATTGCTACTAAGTCTTGACCAAACTCTTCTAAACTTAAAGGACTATCTCCATCCTTGAATCGTTTTTGTAATACGTTAAGACTTTGCCATGTACAGATAGTATGTGTCTTGCCCAGTTCTTTTTTATCACCAAAGTAAACACCGACATCAAGTCCTAACAATTCATAATCTTCTAATGTTTGTTTAACTAGATCTTTGTTAGGAACAATAATCAACGTCCTGCCATAGTCTTGCACACTTCCGGATAACGTTGCTGTTGTAATTGTTTTACCAGCACCTGTGCTAATCTCTTGCACACATTGTAAGTTATTAAGAAACTTGTTGATAGCATCTACTTGATAGTCACGTAGCAATACTGGCTGGCCTTCGTTTACATGGCCTTTGGGCCAAATAGTTTGACTGTGCGTAGTTTCAGTTACTTCAACAAATTGAAAGCTATGATTAGTTCTTTGGTCATCAATTTCAATGTTATATCCTTCATCAACTAGGATAGGAAGAATTCTATCTAATAGGTTAAAGTAAGTGCTGCCGCCTAAACTAAAATAACTAACACAACCATCCCAACGTCCTAGTTTATAGGCAGGGCTATGATAAGCCCAAGGTTGGAAATATTTGAATTCTTTTTCTAGTTTGCGCCTAGTAGCAGTTACTAAGTCAGATATCTTAATGTTAACTTCGTCTTTTATATGTATTGTACAAGATGTCATAGACGTAGTATAACATCTTTAGTCACAAAAAAGCAACCTTTCAGTTGCTTTATTTGTTCATTTAATTTAAATTAATCAAATAAAACATTATAGGTAGAAGGTGCTACCTTCTGTGGCACATTCTTCCAAAATCTACGTATTTCTTTATTACAATGATCAAAAAGTTTTACTTCTGTAGGTAAGCCTAATGGGCATTGAGCAGAAGAAGTTGCAGTATATGGTTTCTTTAATTCTACCTTAAAGACTTTTAATTTATAACAATCAATAATTTTCTTAACTTCTGAGAGCATGTCTTGTTCAGGTAACTTAAACAACTCAGATTGGCCACCACGTTTATTTAATTGTTTACCGCTACACCAAGCAAAATTCCTCTTGAATATAGTTTCCAATCTACGAATGTCAGAAGGTGTACCAAAAAATAAATGTTCTAGCTGTACAGGATCCCAACAAAACTTTTGTCTTGCTCTAACCGCTGAGTAAGGAGAAATAGCAATTCCAAGTTTGTTAACATCTGGATGATTTGTTAAATCTTTGTGTATGTAAAGGAAATGACTCATATTAATCTTTCTTAAATTGTGCAATAATTAAGGGTAGTATAGCAGGTGCTTGCTCGTCTGTCAAGTTGCTAAGTATCCTATTTACAAAAGCAGGCAATACTTGAAAGTTATTAGGATGGTTAATTTGTTTTGGTTCCCAACCCATTACCTTAGCACGGCTTTTAGGAACAATGTGATCTAATTGAGGATCATGCCATTCCCAATCTTCTCCACACTTAATCTTATTCTCGCCTTTGCCCCAATCAAACTTTCTGTATATACCGATGCCGTCTGTCCAACCATCTGGTGCTTTGGCATACATTTCTTCTGCTTCTGCATTAGTCCAACGATATTTGTTTTTATAGTATCCAAATATGGCAACACGTTTTAAGTCACGAGTCTCACAAAACTCATTGAAGATACTCGTTGTATAGTAGGTACCTTCATCAAAGCCCTTGTAGGGCTCGCGACTCTCAATGCTTTCATTTATGACAGCATAGTTCTTCATATTAGACCAATGCTAATTTGAATTTCTTCATGCCGCCTGGCCAAGCAGGTTCTGCCCATTTAATGTTAGGTGCGTACTTTTTGCACACTTGCCAAATACCATGTGCAATAATCATTTCCTCTGGAACACGACTGTTGCTATAACTAGCATCAGTTTGATCTTTGTACGCATCCTTAATGTTCTTGTGTAATTGACCACCAATGTTATTCTTTGTCCAACGTTGGCGTAGAGCGTTCATAATCTCAT